AAAGAAAGTTTTTATATTTTACTGATTCAAATCTAATCATACAAGTTCCATAGTTTGTGCCTCGGTCATCAAGTCACGTAACTCTGTTTTAATTTTATCTTTGTCCAACTCTGTCTCAATCCCATCAACGTAGGTTTCCATAATCGTATGTGTATCATCAAATTGGATACCATCATCGGATACGTTTTCACCACTAAATTCAACAAACGATTCTGCAATCTTTAACTCGTGTATCGGCTGTGATTGAATCCGATCAATAAATCGGTCGAATAAGAATGAATCACTCTTATTCACAACTACAACCTTGACAAATCTATTTGCAAATTTAGTCACGTCATAGTTATTATAATCCATTTTGCTGTCGTCGTAAACAACTTTTTCAAATAAAGTGTATGGATTATGAATGGGTGTGAGTTCTCGGGTATCAGTATCAAAGACATGGAAATATTTCGGATCGCCAGCATCGGACCAAAAATATTCCATCTGTGAACCAAGATAGTAAATATTATCTTTCTGTGACCGTGTGTGGTAATGTCCAGATAATACCATTTCAAACTTAGAGAAAAGTTTATGGTCCATACCCTCGGTTGATTTAACACCTTTCATTAAATCGAAACCACTAAGTTCTAGGTGTGCACCAAGAATATCTGCTTCACAGTTACGGATAAAATCCATAGACCTATCATAATTGTCTGGAGCAATCCAGGGTAGTAAAGCAATCTTACACGTACCGTATTCCATAACCGTGGGGTCCATGACAATATGAACCTCATTCATATAATGACCTAGTAACTCTTTTAATGAGTTTAGTTCGTTTGTATTCTTATAATACGTATCGTGGTTACCTGGAATAATATCCATCTTGATGCCATTTTGACGTAAAGGCTCAAGAAAAAATTTACGGTTATGGTTCAGCGCTTTAAAATTAACAAACTTGCGATGATCGTAATAATCACCCAAATGGATAATCTGAGTAATATTATTCTCTAAAAGATATGGAAAAAATACTTTAGAGTAAAAATCTTCGTGGTGTTGTAGGAAAACTTCCGACGAATTACGGATACCACAATGGGTATCATTTAAAATAGCAATTTTCATTCTAAAAAGTCACTTAGGTCAGAGTCAAGAGAAGATGATTTACGTTTCTTCTTTTCCTCTTTTGCATATTCTTTAAAGTTTTTATCTGCGTGTCTAACGCGTTCAATCCTTTGACGTAATGATTCTACCACAAACTCATATTGCTGTAAATCATCCATATCGCCAAGAATATGTTCAACACCAATGCGTGAAAGATAAGATAATTTTACATCTTGTTGTTTTTTCTCTTTTGCGATTCGGCGTAAAAAAGCATACCAAGCAATCTGTGTAAAATACGCAAAGGCATTAGGTTTACCCGTACGCGTTGCTGTATCCAAATTGTAATTATGAATTGCTTTTAGACAATTCTCAACCGCATCCATGACCATCTCTTCGCGATATGTGTAGCGAATAAAATTAGATTTGTGTGACAAACCTTCAGAGATACGTAAAAAGCACTCTGCGATATAGTTAGGTACTACTGGTGTGGGTTTTTTATTTTGTTTTGCTTCATTGGCTGTGGTGACATAATCAACCACAGCTTGTGAAAACTTAGCATTATTTACATAATGAACATTTTCTTTTTTCGTCATGTCCACTCCTTTCATATGGTATTATAACATAAACTGTTATAAAAGTATACCACGGTTATCTAGTTTAACTATTGCAAATAGTTATTTACAGGATCATAATTAGATGATATAATCTATATACTTGGCCAGGGGGAATGGTATACCCTTAATTAATGTACAATTTTATTCTTATCAATAATGCTATTATACAATTCCAATAATGAGTCCTTATCATTATCAGTGGATAGTGCACTTTCATCCACGGTTGTTCGCGTAACTCTTGCTTTAGAATCTTCTTCTGCAGATTTAATAGCATCTTTATAATAATCAATTAAACTATCGGATGGCGATAGCTCACAAATAACATGCCCTGAATTTAATACTTGTAAATTTTCATCTTGATATAACATGAAAGGTCTCAGAAAATAATAACGTATACCTTTAATATGATCCTCGCCCGTCATAATCCTAAAAGGATGACGGATTACAACATCACCATCTTCTTCATCCCAATCTAAAACCTCGCAAATGATCTCATCATTATTAGTAAGCTTTAATTGTTTAATTTCCATTTATATCTATCCCATAAGTTTTATAATCAAATTTTTCACTTTGATACATTTTCAACCTTTCGGTGGAGTGAAGAAAGCAGAAATTTTTTCTACCTTTCCAACACATATCATCAGTGATATCATAGAGTTTAGTCGTCCTACCGTCATCACTCTTTCTCAAACCTCTGCCAATACTTTGCAATACTCTAATCTGGGATTTGGATGGAGAAGCAAAAATAATATTGTGTAGGTTTCTAATATTTATCCCTGTTGAGAATGTACCTAGAGATGCAACGATGATAGCGTCTTTTTGTTTTTCCGTTATCTTACGAATTGCTTCTCTATCTGCGGTTTCAGTCTGGCCAGAAACAAAAAATACTTTACGTCCTTCCGCTGCTTTAGATTCTATTATATCAAATAATACTTTACCGTGTTTCTCTACGTATTGAAACAAAACCAAAGTATTGCCGCTTTGATCGAGTGCTAAATTGCGTATTAGATTATTTCGTAGTTTATTAGTAACTATATATTCTATTTCGTCTTGATAGGTTATCCCCGCATTTTGTTTTCTAATTTCATCGTTATAGTTCAAAACTAACCGTGTGATCTCTAGTTTGGCTAAAGTATCGTTATCTTGCAATTCACGTGTGGTAGTGACCTTAAGCACTCTGCCGAATAAACCTTGTAAAACCAACTCGTGTGTGAGTGATCCATCCAAGGTACCAGTAGTGCCAAACCGATATTCAGCTTCGGTACACTTATCCATAATCGTAGTTAATGATTTGGATTTAAACCCATGACACTCGTCACCAAATACTGCGCCGAATTGCGAAAACCAATCCAATGGGAACTTATAAATTGATTGCCACGTAGATACATATACTTGTGCTTCGGCGTTCTTATCACGGCCAGAGTAAATTCTATGAATTTCATGCTCTGCATCAAACTCATCATTCTTTGCATAATCATTAAAATCAGCATACATTTGCTCGACCAACGATGTTGTGGGAACAATTACTAAAACGCGTTTATTAAAATTGGCCAAGTACCAACGAAGCAGACAGTAAATAATAAACGATTTACCAGAACCCGTTGGTGATACCAATATCCTACGCTTTGAGTGTATACCAGTGCATATAGCATTAAACTGATAATCCCTTACGGCGTAGGGTAAATTTAATGAAATAAGAAAATTTGCAATCTCTTCTACGTTTACCGTATTATGAGAATCTGGGTCACCATAGTCACTCTTATGTTGATCAAGTTCATAGTCTCTTTGCTCACAAAATTTTAGCAAATGATAAAATAAACCTGCAGGTAAAGTACCATTGCGTGAATTATAAAGACGAATCTTACCATCCCATACTCTATTCTTAAATGCTGGCATAAATTTATAACCAGGCACAAAGAATGAGAAGTATTCGTTTAATTCAGCAGCAATACCAGGATCACATTGAGTGACTAATACTGAGTGATTTAACTTCCAGATTGAAATTTTTTCCATTCGATGATATTCTTAATATTCTGATGTCGCCATTTGACGTGCTCTACAATTTCGGATAGTGTATCTATCACAGTCTTATAGTACGATATTTTTTCTTCAGATTTTTGAATTTCAGGGTCAGCATCATAGTAATAATCCATCTCACCCTTAAGAACTTTTAACCCGTCGAATGGATCTGGTTTCCAGTTCTTTTCTTTTACTTCTTCCTCAGACATTTTACCGTTGTAATACAACCATTTGTCTTTGAGAAGTTCTTTTTGTTTAAACTCTGCTCGTTTGAGCATAAGTCTATAATTAGATAATAAGTTTAAATATTTTGCATGTAGTTTTGGTGTATCACGAGATGCGGTATCTAATTTCATCTCATGAATTTCACAATCAATTTCCCACATTGCAAGGATTTCTTGCAAGTCCATCATAATAATCTCCAATTATAAAGAATTTGTCACAGTGAATGAATCAGTAATTGCTCCAGAAGCATCAACGGTTTTTAGATCAAAATAACTAAATCTAAATGATGCCGTGTAAACTATATATTCCGTACCAGTACCCGTTGATTCTAAACTAATATCGCCAAGTGATGTAGGTACACAATCTTTATAGACGATTTGTTTTACCAAATTATTTGAACTATTTAAAATATGTAAAGTCAAATCAGCATAATGTGAATCACCTATTGTCATACCTCTAATATTACCACCCATATTTGTATCCAAGATCCGACGGATCCATTTATACATTTCTTCATATGAGGTCATATTCTCATCAAGAATAATATTTGCCGACAACTCATTAAATGTTAACTTATCACCTGGAATGGGAATACCTTGTAATTTTTGGTATGGCGTTTCAACCGAGTTCATATACATGCCTGGGTGCGACACGCTTTGGCAGAAGAATTCCAAGTTTGGATAATTCGTTCTGCTGATACCCAACTTAAATGAAGTTGGTTGTAAGTAATTTAAATTAGTAGTTAATGTTGCCATATTAGTTATTTATACATTATCATATAATAAAAAAGGGGACCGAAGTCCCCTTGTAAGGCCTTTTTCAGGCTCTTTTTATAACCCGGATTAAGCCAGGATATTGTCAACGCGGAAGATGCGATAGTACTGGTTAGTACGAGCAGTGGCCAAACCGTCACGGCCAGAAACGTTGGCAGTGTCAACGAATGGGTTAGAAACCATACCGTAACGAGTCTTGAAACCAATCTTCGGTTGGAATGTGTCCTCACCAACAGCACGGACCATGGTCAATGGAACGTATGGGCAGTAGAACATACCAGCGTCGTATGGGTTAGTACCCTTGTAACCAACGGTAACGTAGTCAGCCGTGGCATATGGGTCGATATAGACCTTGGTACGGCCATTCAACACACCAGCGAAGGTGGAACCAGTGTCATCAACATTCAAGCTGGTAGACATGGCAGGAGCATAGTCCAACATGCCAGAGGCAGCAAGAGCAGAAGCGACGTCAGAAGAAGTAACAATGAAGTTACCCTTACCACGACGGGTTTCTTTAGCGATAACGTTAGCTTCACGCTCCAATTGGAGGATCAAGCCCTTGAATTTCTCAACAGACCAACGGCCATCGGCATCGGTAGCGAGGTTGAAAATACCAGCAGTCTGCAAACCAGCTTGGCGGGCACCAATCTTAGCTTGAGAGTTCATGGTACGAACAACTTCACGGTTGATTTCAGCCAGGATCTCAGTAGAGAGAATGTTGGCCAACTCGGTTTCAGCATCCAGGCCATGAATAGCTTTCAAGTCCTGAGCCAATTCCAAGCTGTATTCAGCTTTCAGAGCACGGCTCTTAGCTGTAACAGTGGCTTTTTCGATTGTGAAACCCATTTCAGCAAATGCCTCACCAGCAGCGCCGAGGTTTTCAGCTTCAGCCGTTGTGTAAGCATCGCCTTTGTATGGAACATAAGAGCCGCCAGAGTCAACGATAGAGCTATCAGCATCGGTATCGCTAACACCTTCCAGACCAGACGAACCACCGTTGCCGGTAGTAGCAGAGTCACCAGAGAAGCCAACTGCGGCTTCGTTAAACAATGCCTCGTCACCAGAGGTAACACCAGCCTTGGTTGTTTTGTACTTGCTCTTCATAGCGAAGATCAAGCCAGTAGGACCAGTCATTGGTTGAACACCGCACATGTCATAAGCCATCAGGTTAGGCATAGCGCGACGGACCAAAGCGATTAAAACTGGATCCCAGTTAGCAGCAGCAGATGTGCTGTTTGTTGGGGTTTCCATCAACATGCCATTTTGAGCACGTTGTTCGGCAAAGGCCTTTTCTTGGTTTTCCAAGATCTGAGCCGTAACGGCTTTACGATGTGAGTCTTTAATGGCGCCAGCAGATTCTTCATTCAGAACCGGGGCCCATTTTTCGACTAATTTATCATATGATTGCATTTGGATATTCTCCTATTATTATTTTTGGGTTTTCTTGAGCGCGTTGAGATATGCTGCCATTGAACCAGTAGCTACAGGAGCGGCATCGCCTTCTTCCTCAGCATCTTCGGTAACAACTTCAGTAGCCTTCTTGGTGAAATATGATTCCTTAACGGTGGCAACTTTCTTAGAGAAAGATTCAGCGTCATCAAAATCAATGTCTTCAACCAAAGACTTTAATTTCTCAACTTGGGTATCGGCGAGACCGTCAGCATGTTCACGGATGATAGCATCACGTTGGAACACTTCGATGGCTTCGGCCATACGGATGGCATCAGCAGTAGTAACGTTGAGTTTATCTTCCAATTCCTCAACGGTTGCTGCCAATTCATCAACCAGGTCAACCTTAGCTTCTGGAACTTCGATGTAAGACTCAGTGAACAGGTCTTTCAAACCGTTCATGAATTTTTCAGCGATTTCAGCGCGAAGGCCAGATTGGACGGCAACTTTGTTGTCTTCCATCCATTTTTCAACAACGTAGTTCAGATAGCTGTCAACTTTCTCAACCAGATCTTCTTTAGTCGAATTAACTTCTTCAGCCAATTCTTCTTCATATTTCTGCTCGAGACGGTCGATTTCTTCCGACAGCTTTGATTTAATCGCAGCCTGGAAAATAACTTCAGCTTTCTCTTTGAACTCTTCGGACAGTGTAGCTTCCGACTCAACCAAAGCATTTAAATCCTGTGCAAAATCTGCCTCATATGAGAATTCACTAGCGCTTTCGGCGACAGCTTCTTCTTTATCTGCAGTTGTTTCGTCCATGAATTTAGCCAAGGCAATAGCGAGATCTTCCTTTTTCATACCATTCATTTTGGTATAAGCAGCGTTGATCATGCCAGCTTTAGTCTTCGGCATCGGGTCTTGTTTGGTATTAGACTTAGGTAACTTCTTTGCAGAAGGACCTTTATCTTCAGCACTCTTGTTGGTAGCAACAGCTTGTGCAGGACCATTCTTAGGATCGAAGCCCTCTTCCATAACTTCGTTGTCGTCATGGAGTTCGACTTGATCTAATTCTTGATCTTTAGACATATTAACTCCTTAATTAGATTTGAGCAACGAGAGGAAATTTTTGAACTCACGAACCTGAGCCTCATAGAGACCCTTACGCGGAGCTTTTTTAATTTCTGTCTCCATTCTTTCAATAGTCTTTGCTTCAATAATGCCGTTATTCCAAACCCATTCTACTCCCTCCATGATCCCATTAACGAATGCTCCTGGAGCAGATGGATCTTGCACAATGTCAATTGCGTTGAGAATAAAGTCTGGTTTTACATACATTGCGTCATTACGTCGCTCGAGACTTCCCATACCACGAGTTGAAACCCCCAGTAGAACGCATCCTTCAAGCAGACCTTGTACGATCTTACCCATAGGAGTATCCAGGATGGTGGCTTTCCCTATAATATCATTTCCCTTCCATTGGAGGGATTCGATTTTATGAGAAACTTTATCAAGGTTTACTGTTGGGCCTTCCGGGTGGTTAAGCTCTCCAACAGCACGACCTTTTGAAACCTGTTCTGTATCATATTTGTTCAGAGCAGATTCCATAATTTGTTTACCATAGATTCTACCATTGCGATTTTTCTGCTCAGCCTGAGCAAAGATACCTTCAATGGCATACTTTTTACCGCCGCCTTCTTTGGCTTCAGTAATGACCTCTAGGCTTTGATCATTAAATTCAGCAATGAGTTTCATCTTAATCCTTATATTGCTTTATAAAGCTTTGTGCCGCCTTAACGGCATCATTTTGGCTTTTATAACTATCTAACATGTCGCCGTCAACATAAGCTTCAAAGCGACCGTTATTTTTAAACACTTCTAAAGAGATGCCATCTACTCTTTTAGAGAAGGTTGGTTTCTCTTTTTTGCTACGAAAATCTTTAAAATTTTTCATATACCAAAATTTACTTAATTATTTATATAAAATCATTTTTCAAGTTCATCTTCACTTGGTACACCATCATCTTCGTCGTCATAGTCTGACTCAATGGCAGCATCTTCAAGTTCCTCGTCGGACATATTATCAATCGCTTCAATGTCCTCTCTATCTTCTTCATCTGGTTCGATGATTTCTTCTTCGTCACTGAACTCAAAATCTTCTTCTTCATCCTCATCAGCAGAAGCTTCTACCTCTGTGCCATTATTATAGATTTGAGATGCAAGCTTAATCTTTTCCTGGTCCATAATATCATTCATTTTTATAGTCATGATATCACCAAAGACTTCACTTGCCTTATTATAATTTTGATCCAATGCATGTTGGATCAGGTCTTGGATTCCACTCATTTTCACTCTCCTTTATTCACATTAATATCAATGCTGTGTTTTTGTGGTTTTGATTCTGGCGCTGGCTCGGGTGTTTCATCATCCTGTGCCATATCTTCAGGGGATGGAAGGTCACCAGAATCTTGTTCTTCTTCCATCTGTTTCTTAATTTCTTCAATATCCTCATCAGACATCATTAGAACTTTCTTGTAAATATATTCTTTAGAGAAGAATGTACCAACATAGTTATTAACCTGATCCAGTAATTGAATTCGTCCGGTTAATAGTTCTGCGTCTCTGAGCTCAGTGAAATGATTATCACGGACAAAGTCAATGATAATATCATGTTTCCACGTTTCCCAATCCTCATCAGTAATAATACCTTTAAGAATAAGTTGACGCTTAAGAATGCCTAAGAATAAATGACCAAATCGTTTACGTAGTCGGTCAATAAATTTTTGAAACTTTAATTCGTCTCTACTAACTTCCGTAGAACGACCAAGGCTAAACATACCATCATTTTCAAGATTTAATCTACCGATGGGTACATTTAATGAACGATAAAGTTTCTTTTGGAAATAAAGAATATCATCAATTTGGCCAAGATTATCACCACCCGGTAGTGTAGTAATCTCAGTACCTTTACCACCTTCGCGCCGTGGTAACCAGAAATCTTCCAACATGGACATATGTTTACGATCATCTCGGATTTCGCCAGTCTTGGCATCATAAACAAGTTTATTACGATACCGAGACATGATGTCCTTCATATACTGTTCGGCTTTACCTTTTGGTAAGTTGCCGACGTCAATATAGAAAATACGTCGTTCAGGTGCACGAGCCAAACGATAAATGACGAGTGAGTCCTCCATCATTCTAAGTTGATTAATTGGCTTTAGTGCTTTATGTAAGAAAGAAACAATCTTCTTACGATCCTCGGATAACAAACCCGATGTAACATAACTCACCGAATCAAGAGTCATCTTAACACCACTCGTTGATGAACCAGGTTTCTCTTGATATATGAAATATTCGTCAACGTTTTCAATCAACTTAGCGCCAGTTGCTTGATCCGTCTTTGTTTTAATCTGTTTTACTTTACGAGTCTTTGCAGCATCCATTGGTCGAATTTCAACAATGCCTGCTTTAAGATTAGACTCATTAACTACTAAGTGGTGGTATAAACGACCTTCGATATACCAACGCTTAAAAATATCATGGCCATTCTCTGAGAATGCCAACATATTATAAATGCCATCAAATTCTTCTTTAATTTTCTTTTTAATTGTCTCTGGCAACCCGTCAACGTTATCCATATTGATTTCAACGTTTTGTTTGAGTTCGGAAGAAGAAATTGATTCGCTCGTGATATCTTCAATTGCCATATCAACTTCGGGTTGAGTAGCAACACCACGATACTGCATAATTAATTGATGATTATCCTTAGAGTCATCACCATCGATGTTCAGGTACTGGCCATAGTACATGGCTGAAGCAGTAACATAACCTGCTCCATCATCGTCACGTGCTGGTACAATTGAAGGTTTCTTTTTAGGATCCTCGTCTGCGCCTGCTCTTTTTATCTCAAAACCAAATAATTTAAAACTCTTGTTGTCGGCCATAAAAATTCCTTAGGAAAGGAGAGGGAATCATTTCCCTCCCCATACCCTTATGTATTAAGATGTAGTATCAGACTCAAAGTACTGATAATTGAAAGTTACTGTGAATCTTTCAATTTCATCTGTTGTCGCATAACTCAGTTCGATTGCAGAAATATCTGTTGGGAAAGCACCACGGATGTTGTACTTCTTAATAGGATTACCTGCACGGTCCAACTGCTCAACAATCAAATCTGATTCGTAAGCAATAGGACTGGCCAAACCGGTGTTTGCCGAGTGTGAATTAATACCATTCATCCAACGCTCGAAAGCATTACGGATATTGAAATCGGTATCATTAATCACTGTGATTGACCATTCTGGGAATGTTCTATCACCTGCAATTTTTAACACACGTCCACGGAATGGAACATTAATTGTACCAAATGTTGAACCAGGTAGAGAAGAACCTTCGCATAAGAACGAAGTCAATTCTGCATCACCACCGGCGTAACCAGGGAAATTAATTGTTGTCTTAAAGAGGTTAGGGCGAGCGCCACCACCTCTCAGTTTCGATTTAAAATCATCAACTCCTAAAATTGCCATTTTTATTCTCCTTTAAACTGTACCAACGACTTCACTGAAGTCAACGCCAGTTCTTACAGCAACAAAGTTCAGAGTGACGAAGTTGATTGAACGAGCAGGTTTGATAAAGATACTTGCAATAAACTCATTACGGTCAACGACAGCAGGAGTGTTATTGGTCTCATCACACACTACGCGGAAATCAGTGATACCACGTCTACCTTGTACTTCACGAAGTACTGGTTCTACGATATTGACGAATTCAGCACGTGTAAATTCATCGTTGAACTCAAACAGAACTTGTTCTGCAGCACGACCAATTGCTCTTTCCAAAACCAAGAACAAACGACGGACATTAATTCTATCAAATGCAGAAACACGACCTAAGAATGTCTTATCGCCAAAGAGCAATACACCTTGTCCAGGAATATTTGCAATTGGGTTGATACCAGCCTTATACAATTGGTCACGTTGACCTTTCGTTGGACTATATGCCAAAGCAGTAACACCAAGTAATTGACCACGGCGAGAGCCAGCAGGTGAATACCATGGTGCTTGATTAATGTCCGTTGCTGCCATAATTCCAGCGGTAGTCGATGCCGCTGGAATATAAACATACTGGTCATTATACTTGTCATACACTTTGATGTAGTTGTTATCAACAACAAGATAGGAAGATTTAGTAAATCCACTTATAGCAGTGAGTGTATTTGTTACACGTGTTGCATCATTTGATGTGCTTAAGATAGAAGTTCTATCTGGTGATGTAACAACCATACAATCTTTACGAATACCTTGGGCAGTTGCAACAAGGTCATTAACAATTGTAGTTTGTGTAGTAGAATTAATTGCGCCTGGTGCAATCAAGAAATCAACTTCAACTTGGTCTTTATCTTCAAAAAGATCATAACCTTGTAAAATATCTTGTACACCTAAAATTGTTGTATCTCTACCATTTTGGAAGGATACATCAACATACATTCTATCTGCAGAATCTACAAAATACGATGTATCGTTTGTGACAAGATCACCTGCACCAGCAGAATCCAATGCTGGGGTGAAATTAAACATACGAACGTATTCTGAGGTATTGTTGATCACATCTTTAATATAAATGCTTTGACCAACATCGTTTTTGGCATTTCTGAGAATAGAAACATCTTTAAACGTTTCCAATACAGTGCCTTTTACACCAGTAAATAAACCATCTTCGTCGACAACTGCAACTAAAAGTTGATCGCCAGATGCGCCTTTTGTTGTAGCCCAATTTGATGTTGTAGGTTTAGCATCAAAAGAACTTGAATACGTCCAAGTATCAAAATTGGAATCGGTTGTATCAGCAGGCAAAATAGAAACTTTTAAGCTATTGCCTAATGCGCCAGGATATCTAGCGGTAAATAATACTTGACCATCATTGCCGTAGCCGTCGCTATCGGTTGATGTAATTCCAGTTTCTGTTGATCTAAAGTCCTCGTCATTTTTAACGCGCAGACTAAAATTAGCGTTCAGTGTATCTGAAGCACCATCATGCCAACCAATGGCAGAATTAGCTCCATTACCAGCTGAGTCAACAGTTTCTCTAACTACATAGAGAGAACTAGAATATTTTAAAAACTGTGTTGCGCTTAAAAAACTATTTTGGTTATTAATATCAGGAGTACCGAAGGTTGCTGCCAACTCTGCTTCATTTGCAATGAGTCTACGCTCACCTATAGGACCCCAACGGAATGAACCAACGAGAGCGCCAGTAGTTGATTGAACATTTGGTACACCGCCTGTTAAATCAATTTCTCTGACAACAACCGCAGGTGATTCGGAAGGTGTAGAAAGTGCCATTTTTTTCCTCTTTTTGTTAATGATATGAATTCATAATGCGATTGTTTTATCAATTCATATTATTTATAATTTTAGAGATTTGGGTCATATTCAACTGCCCATTCCGTAGAGCCAGATTTATTTTCCAACTGTGTAATATAGTCAGAACCATCATCAATAAAACCAAATGGTACTATATCGTCCTCGATGTCTTTCATTTTCTGTTCAAACAACATTCTTTTTAAATCAATATCCGTCATATCACTAAAGAATTGTGTGGAGACAAAATAACCAAACATTACTAAATTCATCATCAAATCATCATGGTTACCATCACTCGCTTCGTATGATTGACCTTTGGCTTCAAACGTAGATATTTCAAGAATTGTATTCTCATCATATATTGCAAGTTTATTTTCTTCCAATAAATCTTTAATCGCAGAACAACCCAAGCGTTTAACTCTACGAGTCATCTCAACACCAATGGCATTAGCCTTAACAGCAGATTCTACGTGTACATTTTCATATTCAAGATCATGGTATAAACCATTACACACAACGCCACCCTGGTCGTTTGATTCAATTACGACATAAGCATCGTTGTAGACTTTCGCGTACTTATAGATAATATCAGGGAAGAGTATCGGAGAGATAACATTGTTGCGATACACTACTACTTGCTCAAAAGGGCGAACGGATATATCGATCACGTTAAACGTGGAATAGTCCTGACCTCTTCCTTTACTTACATCAACGGTCATGATATAATCATGGTCTTTTTGAACTTCCTTGTAGACACAGATTGTATTATTCTCAAGTCTACGAATAGGTTCGCGTGCGCGAAAACCCATAAGGGTTTCGGCATTAATTAGTGTATCGCCAGTACCAAAGAAAGTATTACCAAATTCTTGGTCAAACTGCAGTTGTGATGTATTGGCGATAGTTTGTTTTTTCCACAGCTCATTACGACCTGGTACATCCCACCAATCTACGCGGAATGGTTTAAACTCATTTATCCCTTGTACAGCGCCTTCCCAGATTTTATGGAATGTATTACCAATACCATTTGCGGTGGATGTAATAATAACTTTCGTTTCCGTACCAGCAGCAATTACCGGATAGGTTGACGTATAGAATTCTGCAGCGCGTTCGACGAATGCAAACTCATCGAGGTATAGTAAGTTAACAGATAAGCCACGAATGGATGAGCCTGATGTTGCTCGGGCAAGAATACGAGAGTGGTTAGAAAACTCAATCGAACCCTTGTTCAGAGCTTTACAACCTGGTTGCAGGAAGAATGGAAGATTCTCCAACATCAGTGTAATACGACCCAACATTTCACGAGCCGTATCACCCTTGTTTGCTAAAATTACAACCGTTTTCTCAGAGTGAAACAATGAGTACCAAAGTAAATAAGCACAAGAGGAGATTGATTTGCCAGATTGACGGCAAGCAAGAACAATATTAAATCTATTTGTATTAAAGTGCTCAAACATCTCACATTGATATGGATATAATCCGAATGAGACTAAACCCTTGTCAAGTGAGATTACTTTAATGTATTTTTCGGTAAAATATTCAGGATCATGCATGCACTTAGCATACTCCTGAATAAGTTCTGGTGTCCACTGTTGGACGACACCATCTCTTTTTACATTAGGATTGCCTAGATAGGTATCATTGTTCGTCATCATCTAGTTTATCATCATCCTCGCAATCATCAAATTCTTCATCATATGGTTCATAACCTTGATTCATAAATGATTCATGAAAATATTCTATAACACGTTCTTCAGCTTCATCTTGTGATAACGCTAATATCGTAGCAACACCCTTATTATTTGGACCAATCGTTAGGTCAAATGGTAGTTTACCTGCGAATAAAAAATCAGTATCAAAAGTAAACTCTACTTTAAACTCTCTTAAATTCTTTACTCGATCAATTAGTTCATTTGCATTCATGACTCTATCTCCTTCTTAGGGGTTACGTCAATTGTAGTTTGTTGCTGGAGCATTTTTTGCAAATCAGCAGTTGAACCAAGAAATATATTGTTTTGTTGATGACCAATTTGAGGTTGATCCTCTGACTTTGTCTTAGTGTTTATCTCTTTATTTTTCTTATTAAGATCCATTAACCTATCGTTAACGTCACTAATGTTTTTAATCATCGTGGCAAGTACTTCAAACGCACGAGGATGCTCGGATTCACGAGCTACTTCAATCATTAAATCAAGGGATTGTTTTCCCTTATTGATCAAATCATAGTAAGTATCACGAGAATATTCATAGTCATTTTTAATATTATCTGAATCCATTTTTATGCACTATCATCAAAAACCAAATCAATCGTAGTATCGAAAGCAAAATCACTGTCCGACATACCGATAACACTTGTCGGATCTGGAGTTGTAATTATGTTTTCAATATGTATATCGGAATCAGCAAGGCCCGCATTGATATCAAACACCTTACTTGTGACACTTCTAATAATACCAGAATTATTAATCGGCCCGTGGAAACTAATCTTCATCTCAAAGTCGAGCGTATAAATTATTGTCCGACGTGTTTCAATAGCACCATCAAAATCATCCGTAAAAGAAAGTGATTGTATCGCAATGGGAATATCCTCTTTAAATGAAGGATATTGGCTTGGAAATGGTTTAATCGTTAGTGAATACTGTGGATTAAAATAAGGTAAAATCTGTTCAACAACTTGCAAAGCATCGTCTTGTGTCTTTGCATAAATGTTTAACTGAAAATTAATTGTGTATGGTACTGGTGTAAAAAACTTCTGTCTTGTATTTGATGTAGTACCTACCGCAGTAAAATTAGTAGTCTTTGATAATTGACGTGTTGCATCATAATTAAAACTAGTAATTTCAAATGACATCCGTGGCAATTTAATTGCGACGTTAGAGTTCTCAGTTAAATCTGGATTCTCTCTAATTCTATCTAAGTACTTTGCTTTTGGTGCATAAGACAATGGTACCTTAACTTGACTGATAACTTTACCGGAAGAGTCTTTGCGCAGTACATAGAGATTATTAAACATGCGACCAAAAATAGCCACACATTTTCTTATTTTTTCATGGTAAAAATACGTACCGAACATTAGTTATTCTCCGGATCACCAAATGGATTTGTTTCTGTAAAGTCTAAGAAATCAGTAGAGAATGTAGAGAAATCCGAATTCTGTTCGTTACTTGATATCTTATTATCTTCGGCAACGGCAAGCACATTAAACGATGAGTCTGCCATACCAAGACGAGTTAGTGTAACATTTGATCCCGTAATAAAAGTGTGAAAGTTACCGTCATCTGCACCAACGTGTGCAAGGTAAAGTTTCTTAGTTGGTTCGTACCATTTAACAACTTCACCAGTTATAATGGTGCCATCGCCAAGAGTTTGAGATGCCGTCGCACCAGATTCGACTACAATACCCGTTCCATCTAATGTTAAAACATACTGATATGCGTAGGTATCCTCAATGCCGTCGATTGCGGCAACACCAGTATCCAAATCCTCATCATTGTACTCGAAGAGTTGACAACGGAGCTTATAGACGGGTAAATTACTTAATTGATAAAACGGTTGTTCATGCTCCACATGATTAATTTGGAACATCTTACTCGTCATCGGAAGATAAATTAAATCACCCTCGCGTGGCCGGTCCTCAGTAATATCATTGTCCAACAATCCAACGGTTTGTTGCCAACGTCGACGAGAGACGACAAACGTAGCCTCGTCACGAATCTCTACACCAAAACGAGTAAATAGATCA